CAATGACAATAAGCACACCAGTGCATTTAGCAAGAGGAGACTTTATTAGATTAGAAGTAATTAAGCAATCTAATGGCGGAACTATTTGGCTCGGAACTAATCCAGAAGGCTCAGCATCCACAAATCTCACAGAGACACAAACTAAAATAATGATACCTTTTAGGATAGAATAATGGGGCAATATGATTTAAACAAAAGCACAACAACCGGATTAAGTGGGGTTCCGGATTTTGTTGTTCAGAGTATGGCTTTAGATGTAGCCAATGCTGACGGATCAGAAACTTATGTTTATTTTGATAAGGCGACAGAAAACTTTGGTTATTATTTCAATCATCCACAAGTTGCAAGCCCAATTAATTCTTTATGCACATGGGCATTTGGACAGGGATATACAACAGAGAATCCAAAAACAAAAGTAATATTAGAACATATTAGTGGGAATGGAAAGGAAACATTTAATCAAATCATTTGGAATCATGCAGCCGTCAAACTAATGAATGGAGACTCATTTATTGAGATAGTCAAAAAGGACGGAGTAATAATTAATTTAATTAATATTAGTCCAGAAAGAGTTAAGGTTGTTTTTGTTGGTTCAAGGATTAAGCGGTATGAAGTATGGAACGGCGGCAAGTGGGTTAAGAAAAATTTAAGGCAAATATTCCACTCAATGAATAAGAAAATAGGAGACCAAACACACGGAACATCAATTATTCAATCTAATAAGAATGTTAATGATGCTATGATAGAGGCTTTTGAAGATGAGAGGATAATTAAGCACAGGGATAAGGCACTCGGAGTAGTTTATTATAAGACTAATAATGAGGGAAAAATTGCCTATGCTAATACACAAATAAAAAAAGCAGTTCAGGATGGAGACATGGTAGGACTTCCAGAAGACACAGCAAAAATAGAGCCATATCCATCTAAGAGTAGTGAGGAAAGACAGAACTGGCTTACTTATGTAGAATCCTTAGGCTATCAAACCGGCGGAGTTCCGAGAAGTATAGCAACAAGTGATGGGGCATCAGAGATAAGTGGCATTAGCGGACATTTAATTTTTGAGAATATTTATGCCAAAGAACAATTAGACATGGAAAATGAAATATGGAACCAATTAGCAATAAGGATTAAATTCACGAGACCGCCAAGTTTAGCCCCAAAGACCCAAGAGAGCCAAACAGCAAACACAGGCACAACAAATATACAAGAGGGGGAAGTCGAGCCAAAACTTAATAGATAATGGCAATAACAAGCACAGGGGTAAGCCAACAAACACCACAAGATAAAGGACTATCTGAAAAACAACTATGTGAAATTAAAGGAAATATTTGGGATGAGGCTACTAATACCTGCAAGACACCAGAGCAAGTAGAAAACGAAAAACAACAGGCAAAAGAAGAAAAAATAAAGGCAGCAAAAACACCTCAACAGTTAGCAGACGAAGCAGCAGCAGCCGCACTTTCTGCAACGGGGGGAACAGGAACAACAACAGAAACACCGGAACAATTTAAAGCAAGGGCAGCAGCAGAACTCGCAGCAAAAGAAAAAACAAGGGGTTTTGGAGTTTTAAAAGATGAAGAAACGGGCAGACTCTCAGGATTCACAAGAGGAGGCCAAACATTATTAGGTTTAAGCCCCCAAGAAGTAAGGGCATTAGCAGAGAAAGAAGCAGGGTTGCAGGAGTTAGAAGTTAAAGGACAAGCAGCAGCAGTTTTAGAAAACCGAGAAGAACAAGAAGCAGGATTAAGAGCAGCAGCAGGAATAGCACAAACCCCATTTGACCCAATAGCAGGAGTAGAACAAATAGAATTGGATAAGGGGGCGGCGGCAATGAGTGCTTTACGCGGAATTATACCGGATTTTTTAGGAAGTTTGGCAGGGATAGCAGGGGCAAAAGAAGTTTTCGGTGGAAAGGCAGCGGGAAAAGCAGCCGCAAAAGTCGGATTAAAGACATTTGCAAAAAAAGCATTTTTACCCGTCAATGTTGCATTAGCAGCAGCAGCAACAATAGGTGGGTTTTACCAAGATTTTATGAGAGACTTAGAAAGGCAAAGAAGTCAGGCAGTTGAAGCCCCAATAAGAACATTAACAGAAACAAAACCTTTAATCAATGATATAATCAATGCACAAAATGCAAACCCTCAAGACAGAGCAATACATATAAAGAATTTTGAAAGACAAAAGCAAATGATATTAGATGATTATGATAATTTAAAAGAATTAACGGACAGCGATTTAACACAATTTTTAGGGATTAATGGTATAAACCAATTAAAAGAGTATGATGTTTTTTTTCGTGGAGAGATGCAGCAGATGGAGTTCGAGTTTGCCGATGCATTAGCAAACCCCGACCCATCAAAGATAAGGGCAACTTCAGAAGACATTAAAGAAATGAAGCGAAGAATGGAGAGGGCATTATTAAATGAATAAAGAACATAAACCAATTATAGAAACAATAATTAATACAACAGCATTAGCATTAACAGCCTATGGAGTCCAGAGAATCACAACAGGGGCTTACGATGGTTATTTGACAATCGTTTTTGGTATGGTTTTAGAGTTTTTCAAGTATAAAGGAAGACAAAAAAAGTTATGGTAGTATAAGGAGGTTAAAATGGAAATAGAAAAAATAACAGCAAAAAAAGCAATAGAAGAATCAAAAGAAAATTTAAATCCTATTGAGAGACAGGAAGCAGTTCTAAAAGGTATGACAGAGCAAGTCGATAAGTATGAAAAATTAGTTAAGGCAAATCAAGAAGCAGCAGCCACAGTTATGTTATCAGGTAGTGCAGGAGGACATGTTGAAGCCCCCCAAGTCTCAGAAGAAGATACTAAAAAGAGTGCGGCAAAAGATTTTTTTAAAGGAACACCCTTAGAAGATGCAATAGAGAAACATGGATAAAAAGGATTGGGAATTGGCATTGGAGAGGGTTGGAGAGATTTATGATAATGCAAAGGACAACTATGAAAAGGCAAAAAAGGACATGGAAGAAATAGAATTCATGAAAAAGCATTATAAGGCAAAAATAGAAACATTTAAATAATCGGTTAGCCGAATAACTTAATGGCAGACGAAGCAACATGTATTGAGACCCCCACAAGATTCGCAAGATATACAGTAGCCGATGGAACAGGGATAACAATAGGAACAATGTTAAAATTAACAGACCCAAATACAGCAATAGCACATAGTGGTGATGGTGATGCTTTTGCAGGTATAGCATGGGAAGAAAAAACGGCAGATGACGGAATTACGGAGATCACAGCAGCCTTAAATGGTGTGTGGGATTTAACAGACGGCGGCGGAGGTAGTGCAGTTGGAGAATTATTAAGTTTAGACGGCACGGCAAACGAGGTTAGATTAGCAGTTGAAGCAGACATAATAACCGGTAGTGTTGTTGGAAAATCATTAGAAACAGCATCCGCAAGTGAAGTTTTTAGAGTAAGGGTGGGTGAGTGGTGATGGCAAATGACAGAGAAGCAGATTTAAGATATGACCACATTGACCGAGCAGTAAAAGCAGCAACAACTTTATCTTACGAACTTAAAACTTTATGCACAGTTGATAGCAGTAGTGCATGGACAGAAACTTATTTTAGAGAAACAAACGACGATAGCACAGATGGCGGCACAGGAAGCCCTATTAAAGGAGTGCCACAATATGCCCCTTTCCCATTTTTTGATGTTACAGAGACTAAGGTTCAATCAGTTATTCAAAAATATGCAGGAGAAAGCATTATTAGTTTAGAGGCTGAGCAAAATGCAACTCTTCCCATGTTACAAAGGAAAATTTTTAGATTGAGTAGGAAAATTGCTTATCAGGTAGATAGTGCTATTGAGTCAGAGATTAGCGACAATGCAGGAAACACATTAGCAATCGCAGCAGGGTCAGAATGGGATTCCGCCACCCTGGCAAACAGAAATCCTGTTAAAGATTTTCTTGATGCAATACAATTATTAAGGGCAGATGGATATGATGCATTAAAAGGGAAAGGTTACATAGTAATGAACGGCACAGATTATACCAATGTTATTTCAAATTCTAAGGTATTAAACCACCCAACATATCAATCAGTAAGTGCAGTTGAAAATGGACAGGTTGCAAGATTGGTTGGCTTAACAATAATGGTTAGCGAGACAGTTACAGCAGACCAAGCATATGTTCTAATATCCAAAGAGGCTTTAACATGGAAACAAGCAAGTGCTTTAACTGTTAAGACTATTGAAGACCCCGGAAAATCCACCACTATTAGAGCATGGGAAAGAGGAGTGCCACAAATGGTTGTTCCTAATGCAGCATGTAAAATCACTAATACGAGGGCTTAACTATGACACACGAAGGACGGATGGCACGAGGAGAGGCTAACCATAAAGCAGGAGTTCTATTAGACAATTCAGAAACACTTTATTATTTAGAAAATTCTACAACAGACAAACCAAAACCAAAATCAAAAAAGAAAGAGGTTGTTATGGAAGAAGAAAAGGAGGAGGAATAAATGGCAGTTCCATCAGAAAATTTAAATCCATTAAGTTTAGTTATTCCCTCAGTTACTACCACAATTAGAGATTCATTAATAAGTGAGGTTGGAACATTAGTTTATAATACTACAACAAGTAAGTTAAATATTTGTAAGACAGCGGCAGCAGGTTCAGGAAATTGGGAGGCTGTAACTTCTTCATAAAATGACAGCAGCAACAAAAATTTATGATGGAGAAGCAGGAGACTCAGCAGCCATCATCACAGCATTAGGCACAACTGCAATGACAGAATTATTTTTTATTACTTCTGCGGATGGGGTTGGATTAATTATATATAAGCAAGGAAGTGCATAATTAAACCCCAATGGTAAGAAACCCATACCTACCGAGAAAAATTAAACAGCCAAAGTTTATTGATTTACCTAAGAGTGCAGGCATTTTAGATGATCATGCAGTTAGAAAAAATTTAGCAACCAAAGAGGGAACGATAGAAAAAGTGCCGGTTGATGATTCTGACATTGCAAATAAAAAATATGTTGATGATAATGTAGTTGGCAATTTAGCCGTAACTTCTACACAAACTATTGAAAATGAGAGGATAGTGACGGGCGATACAGGGGCTAGGAGAGTTCAAAATAGCGGGGTTTCAATAGATGATAGTAATAATATAACTGAGGTTAATGATTTAACTATTGAGAATGATTTAGATGTTAAAGGAGAAAGTAAGGGAAGTCGTGTTTTGATA